ACGCGTCCGTCGACAATTCCACGTCGAATGCTATTGTCTAGCTCAACGTTGCCTAAAAGTACTGGATCGTTGGAAGTTGTTTCTTTTGGTTCGCTTACCAAAGAGAAGAAGTCTAACTGTTTCATATGAACTCCATGAATTTATCTTATTGCGACAAAATACACAGAGCTATACAATGAGTTCGCTAGTGTATTTGTGTTGCAGCTTAATTCTAGCACTTAGAGCTTTATAGGGAAACCTGTAAAGCTTTTTTTATGCCTAGTCTGCTTGACCAAAAATCCACCAGCGACTACAATGAGTTCGCTGGTGTATTTGTTGTCAGCTTTATTCTAGCACTTAGAGCTTTACTTGGAAACGGGTAAGGCTTTTTTTATTTGCATGTGAGTTGACAAAAAAAGAAAAATATTGTATAATTAAATCATAAGCAGGGTGATGACCCTGCGAGCTAAAACTAAAAAACATGAGGATAAAATGGCGCTAAACAACCGAAACCAAGCTCTGGTAAAAGAATTCGAGTCTCGTCTAGCATTTTTCGAGGCATTGCGTAAAAATCCCTATGGCGATGGCACATCCCTAAAAGACCGTGAAGAAATATGTGGCGAAGAAATGGATGCGTTAAAGTACGCTTGCCAGCGCCTAAATAACCATCTGGACAATGTATACACAGGGGTGTACACAGATCGCGGGGATCAATCGATGAAAATTGTAGAGCAATTTAGCGAATTAACCACAGATCAGATCTTATTTATGGGCAAAGTGTGGCGCGACGCTGTTGATTATGCTGCTAATGATCCTGATGATCACGGTCTACATTATGCATTAGATCGGGTTATTAGATCTCTATAGATCTAATATCGTGTCTACCCCAAGCATCCACACGCTTGGGGTATTTTTGTGCCCAAATTCAAAACCCTCATATTTGCCCTACAATCAACGATCGTTGATTGGGGGTATATCCACATCCCCCGCTAATAATAAGCTAACACAGGTCAAGCTACGATCCCCTATTACGGATCTAGGGTTGTTATTCATACTGCCGTAGCTAATAGGACTTGGTCGTTACGTATTGCCTCGGTTAAAAGGTATGTATAGTTGTGGGTATACGGGCAAAACTACACTCCTCCGCCTATTACGCTACTAGATGTTCATCAACCCTAGATCCTATCTAATCTAATTAGACAAGGGAAGACTCACCAAAAAGAAAAACCCTAGAGTTTCCATTTTCAGAAAAAAAGCACACTTCAAATTCCAGAAAAAAAACAAACCTTAAAATCCGATTTCAGAAAAAAAGCACACTTCAAATTCCAGAAAAAAAGCACACTTTAAAATCCGAAATACTCTACAGACATATGTAGAGCAATATCACCCTACATTTAGCACATGTTTGCCTCCACAAGTATATATGGAGCATATGAAAATTCATACAATACAGAGTTCGCCATTAATTGCATTTATTAAACAAAATTACGCCTTTAAACAGGTACAAAGAAATGGGTCAAAAATGTGCTAAAAAAAGTGTTTAAAAAAAGAGAAAAAGTTTAAAAAATAGCCATTTGCTATAGCCATTAAAAAACCTAACAAAAAACACGAATTGCTTCACATATATACCTAGAGCATTTCACGTTTTTTATCAATTTCGCCTCAAGCTAAGCAAGGCGAAATTAAAATGGCTCTACAGATATATGTAGAGGCATCAATTTTGGTGAGGCGAAATTAAAAATACGCAAAATTATTCCCTCACAATATATTGTAGAATATTTGATTATCCAAATACTCTCAAAAATTTCGCTTTTCGCCTCACCTATAAGACATATTTATTTATTTACATTTTTTTATTTATACAAAACATTTTATTTCTATATAAAATATACAATTATTTAATTAATATTCTGTATATAGAAGAGGCGAAAAGCGAAATTTAAAGAAAAAAACAGCAAAAAAAGACCTCATAAACCACTGTGAAGGCTTTTTTTTAATTTCGCCTCAAAAAAATAAATGCCCTCACATATATACATAGAGCCATTTTCAAATTAGAACAACTTCGCTTTAGGCGAAAACAGCCCCCAAAAACACTCTACAAATATACATAGAGCAATTCTCCAAAAAAAGCAGATCAATAAAACCAAGCGTAATACTTCACAATACATTGTGGAAGCAAAACCACACAAATCAAAGACCCACGGAACCCAAATGTCCTGAAGTTTCTTCTTTTGGTGAGGCTGAATCACCGAAGGTGGTAAGCGAGATAGCGAGTGTGCGTATAGTCGTGTTATCTAGGACACGCAACACGGTATGCTGTTAGCGTAGCGTAATCCCCACACATACCATTTAAACGCCCTAGGATCCACGATCTAGTAAAAGAGGTGAAATCATACCCGTAAACAAATATCTTCGAATACAGGGCGTTTAAACGAGAATTAGAAATTATTAATGTAATAGGTAAACAGGCTTGCTAGAAATAGGTGGAGTAGCTAAGATAACGGAGTGCGAGGAAATAAAAAAAGGCTAGCGGGAACCGCTAACCTTAGAACTATGGGATACTTAACCAGAGTATCCCCAACAACTCAAACCCAACTTAAGGATACAACATGAGTGTATTTTTTGCAAATATAAGCAACATAATATCTGCATTATCATCCCACAATATTCCAGAGCCCCCAAACTTACACGACATACCACCATCTAGTGCGCGTGACAATCTCACGTGGTATCGCTATGGCGATAGCAGCAAGAGATCGTGCGGGGCTAAGCCTTGCTCAATCGCATACTATGAAGGCACCGACGGTAGCTTAGTTGTATTTGCCCAAGACTTCAGGACTATGAGCAGTGGCAAGGAAATACTATACGTGCCCGCTAAGCGACGAGAGCCGCTGAGGAGATCATCTAGTCTACCCAAACAAAAGCACGCTCCCAAAACGCAAATAAACAGCGTTGTTGAGGATTCTACACATGAACAACCCACGGAACCTGAACAAAAGCACACTTCTTCTTTTGGTAAGTCTGAATCACCGAAGGTGGTAAAGGAAGATAAGCTACAGCAAATAAAGCATCAGCTATCTAAAGCTATAGGACACACACCGCATAGCTATTTAACCAGCAAGGGATTTGGGTTAGATACGGCCGCTAAGTGGGGGATGGTGGTATACGTAGACGACGTTAAGTGCAACCTCATCATGCCATTGTCTAACGCTACCAAGACAATAGACCTCAACAACAAGAAAGATCGTGAGAGTGTTACAGCTATATCCTATGTGTACAAGGGTGAAGACGGCAATCATCTTAAGGGGAACCTAGGCAGCGCAAAGGGCAAGTGGTTTATCCATGGTGACCTGAACGCAGACGGCGTAATAATTATCTGTGAGGGTGTGGCAACAGGCATAGCGATCAAGGACGCTATCTTGTCGTACTCTAAGAATACAGTGTGCATGATATGCACACAGGGTACTACGACAGAATGTCAAGCTGAGGCTCTTAAAAGAGCGCTATACGATAGGGTTAACAAACAATCAAAGGTTGTCATATGCTCGGATAACGATTGGGCTAACGAATCTTGTAACGCAGGTAAGAAAAGCGGAGAGATGTTGTCCGACATGCTAGACGATGCTATTCTGATACTTGCACCTACTGAAAATCTCACTATGCCAACAGGCAAGCCAGCTACAGACTTCCAAGACTACATCGCATTGCGTCATAGCCCGCTCGACAAGGATCAAGGCAAGCGTGAGGTTTATAACCTCATAGGCGATGCAATACAAGAGTCTCAGCAATTAGACCTAGCTACGGGTGTTTACGCTACGGACACACCATACGAAAGAATAAACAAATACCACGCATCTAACGCTTATCCCAAGCTAGACTGCACATTCTTTCCGCCAGCATTTCTAGAGCTTATAAATATCGAGGGTCGTGACGTATACGACAATAACTTTGCGACGTACGTTATGTGCAAGATATCACACGATATAGGTATAGTAGGCTCGCAAATGTACACGGTTAACGGATCAATACGCAGATACGCAACATTTTCTGTTTTGGTGGTGGCTGGCACAACTTCTGGTAAATCTCACGCTAAGAACTGTGCATCTCATTTAGCATCGCTTTGTCAGGAAGAGTTGAATGAGTATGTTTCCAATCTTACTGCTTTGATTTTTAATGAAAATAAAAAGTTAAATCAACTAGAAGTTAAGAATAAAAATCTATCAAAGAAGAAGGCATCTATATTTGATGATGAAGCATCTATTGCAGAGCAAATAGCTGACGCTAAAGATAAAATAGATATTTACGAAAACGCTATTAAATGCGCTCAAGAGTGCATGCCATTATCGGAAAACATAACTCAGCAAAAAATTAACTGGAAGCTTCGTTTTTGCAGAACTTTTTGTCTTTCCGTTCATGAATATCTGGCTCTAAACGATAGCTTAGCGAACCGAAAAGCCACTAAGGGCGTTGCCACAGACTTAATTAGCGTTATGGGTGGACAAGATACCAGTTGCGAAACTAAGGGCGAGGGGAACTCTTCTTTCGCCTCTAACTCTGGTATTAGCATTTGCGCTTGCTCGACAGCTAATTCTTTGTCTAAGTGCTTTGGATTGGATGATATTGGCTCAGGGTTTGCAGCTAGGTTCTTTTTCTCGTATATAGCCCACAAAAACAAAGATTATGGATCTTTTGTAGCCACTATTGATAATGAGGAAGAAAACCTAAAGTATGAGGCTGAAAGTTGTGATGCTTTTGATCGTGTAAGGAGCTTGTGGCGGAACATATTTTATCAGAGAGCAAAAGAATTCTTAATAACAGGACAACACAAAGATTATAGAAAAGGTGTGTTCTTTTCAAAAAAAGACTCTATAGCATACAGAGATATACTAACAGAATTTATAAGGAGGCTTGGAACTAGTATAGATAATAATGACTTTGGAGCTGGTAAGGATGGTAGCGCAGCTATAGTTTCGCGCAGTCACGAGGCTTTTCACATTTTAGCCTCTTATTTCACGATGCTTGAGATTGATCGCAGTGAGTTTGACAGTAAATTCTTAATTAATTTAGACGAGTTGGTGAAAGAGACCAAACAAGCTTACGAGACCAATAAATTCAACGAAAAAAAGATACCTCTACCTTTAGACCCACCTGAGCCGACTGTTATGATGCGTGAAAACAGCGCAAGGGCAGCTGCATCGGTGTTAACATACTCTGCTATGTGTGCCCGTGAGGTTTACCCTCAGTTTATTTCTGGTCGCAAGATTACGCATATGGATTTGCCTACACCCGCTCAGGTTGTGTGCAATGCGTTTGTTCTCGATATCGTCAAGAGCAGGTACGCTGGCAAAAAGCCTAAGTTATCTAACTACAAATATATCAAACATCTTGTTCCTAAAAAATTCATGATAGGGAACATGGTTCAGACGGCATTTGAGAGTTTGCTTGAGGATGGAAAGATAGAGGTTGTTAAGGGTGCTGGCTACAAAGGCTCAGACGCTTACAGACCAGTTTAAATAAAAAACATGAGGGAAAAATGGATGACTTTTTTTTTGATTCTCAATGGAGATTCTACAAAAACCTAACCCCCGCCATTCTAAAATAGACTTACCAAAAAAGAACACCTCTGCAAAACCAATGCAGGGGTTTTTCTTTTTGGTGTGTTAAAATAATGCAAGATTATGTATTGTTTATGTATGCGGGTGATCATAAAAGGAGATGTGGTTTTATGGAAATAGAATATGTAGGTGGTTATGACGGAGCAACTAGATTTAAATTATCTATAGACGAGTTTATTTCTAGGGAAATGTTTAATTTTGTCGATATAAAATGGCAGGATGTCGAGTTCAAGTTTGAGGATGACGAATTTATTGAATTTTATTTCATATATAATAATTTTAGTCTTAGCTACCTATGTATACCCCACGACACATTTTTAAAATTGTATAGTTTTACTTATTTTGATCGAAAAGGAAATGAAATTGAGAAAAAAGGCAATCAATTTGCCGTTAATGATATGGATACATGCTTAAGTATTTTAAATAGAGAGCGAACATTTTTAGCCACATCAAGGGAGGTGAATAACAAGAGAATGTATACTTTGGTCGGCGCTTTCTATCTTTTAACTAGATCAGGTGCATGTAATTCAAATATTGCTCGTAAACTACTTAAGAGAATATGTAAGTATTTCAAGAAGATTGGAAAAGCATACCACTCTTAGTTAAAAATATTATATGGTTCTTTATGAACAATTTTATAGTTAAGTCAGTAGGGAAGCATTATCAAAATTGTATATGGATATAGTAAAACTGTTTGATTATTGCACATAAAAAAAGCTTTACCCGTTTCCAAGTAAAGCTCTAAATAATGCTGTAGTGCTGTGGTGAGACTGCATACAGGCATCGAATACATTGTAGTATTTTATTTCTTTTTTTGTCAACCTTTGGGCTTCAAAATTTTCATATTTATCCTCATGTTGGCATCTCGCTTGCTCTTCTTTTTTCTATATCAGCCCACAGACCTATTTCTTTTTCGCCAACAAGCACTTGAGCGTCAAAAACTTTTTCGCTTTCGACAATAACTTTTGAATTTTTGTATATATCCCAACGCACTCCTGAATCCCCACCATCAGAATATCGCCCGAATACCGCCCCGTACGTAATGTATAGCCATAGGCATATAGGCATCTTAAATAATTCACCTTCATCAATTATAGATTTTTTTGAAAAATCTTTTTCTTCGAGAAATTTGTTAATTTTAAATAAATACCCTAATGCTCTTGGATGGTCTTCCGACCCATCTCCAAGGTATTCTCCAAGGTATTTTTCGCAAGCATTGTCAAAATATGATTTGAGCCAGCCTAAAAACCAGCGCCAGCTAATAGTTTTTCTTGACCCTAATTGACCGATCAAAAAATCGCACATCCTGTTATTGGCTATTTCCACGCATTTGCTTATTGTCTCCATCACTTCTTTTTCGCTCATTTTTCACCTCTTATAAAAGCTCATACTGGCAATACAAAAAAACACCTCTAGGCACATACTTAAATAGCTTTTCAATATTTTTTTTATTTTTCTTAAATTTAGACGTTGGATCAATCATATCGTGCAACTGCCTAAGGGAGTCGTCCTTGGCGACAAAATGATCTACGCAATGATCCAAATAATAATTTTTGTCTATACAATCATAAGCGCGTACTGGCCCATCATAATACCGCATCGCCTCGCATGAAAATGCGTGATACAACCAGATCAAAAAATCACCCCAAGATATCTCTGAGCGCCTAGTGACTAGCGTTAAGTCATACACACACTTACTAAGCAAATAGCAGGCATACTCATCAATATCTTCAAGTATTTTTTTGCAATCAATCATATTCATGCCCAATAGTTTAAAAGTGTTTTAGGTATTCGTCCGCAAGTCTGGGCAAATGCTTGGATAGCTTTTCAAGGTTTTCTTTAGTTTTTTCGAGGGCCGCTGGTGCCTTGATCATCTCGTATAGATCCATAAGGGCTGGATTATCGGGTATTATCCACTGCGCAAAGTAGTCGTAACATTCATTTTTATCGTCAAAATAATTTTCTACATCCAAACCATCTCGAGCCATGTGCCCATCATATAGCAACACAGCCTCTTGGCAAAATGCGCTATTCGCACACATCAATAATTCATCCCATGATATATTATGAAACCCCCTGTCTGAGAATACTGTGTTAAATATAGCGCAAGCACGCTCATCCATGGCTTCAAGTAGATTTTTATTTAAATATCCGTTTTTAGTCATATTACAAACAATCTTTTGAAGCCTCCATAAGCGCCTCATTTACGGGCAAAAAAGCAGCGTAAGATTCTTCTTCTTTGTCTTTCAGTACCAAGCCGTAAAACATTTTTGTTAATATGTTCATTCGATGAGTCGAAATGTCTGGGATATATTTTTCGAGAGTGTCTAGTATAAATCTTATGGATTCGCGCCTACCATCCCATTTGTCAATTTCTTTGTTTGGTTCGGTCGGGTCTATACCCGCTATGTAAAAATAAGCGTCAACAATTGCTAAAATATAGCCATCGTTAAACCAGCAGACGCTATAAAAAAACTCTGCCATGCTGTGCTTAAGTAAGTTGGTTTGAACCTTTCGACGCAATTTTTCTATCATAACACCTCCTATTTTTTCACTCTCCTACCATATAATCATAATACACAACTTGATAAAAAATAACAAAAAAATGTATTATAAATATGTCGTCGTGACAAGCCGACGATGCTCAATGTTTCCCTCTACGCACAAGCGTAGGGGGTTTTTAATTAAAAGGATAGGTAATGATTAGCGATCCACAGTTAGACTAATCGCTCTGGCTATATGGTAGACTAGTTATTGTCTTTCAAAAAAGGTTTTTCAAGCACCGGCTCGGCTATGCATCGGCACATAACATCGCCCGCGGGGTGATTATGGCCGGTGTTAGAGGGTGGATCAGACCAAGAAAACTTTTTGCCCTCATTAGCCCGATGAGTGGGTCTTACCCTCTCATCCATTACAGTCCGCCAGATGTAATGGGTAATGCCTATGCTAGTCTGTAGCTCTCGCGTTATAGCACCGTTAAGTTTCGCCGTCTGGTCTCTCGCTATATTCTTCGCGCGCCTGTCACATATACCAGCACCCTTACGTATCTCTTCGGCCGTGTCCCTCCAAGGCGTACCAGCTTGAACACCACGCATAATAGACCCCGATATCTTATCCACCTGCTCTTGCGACAGGCTATCAATCAGCGCCGTGGATTGCTGCGCGTAAGCATACATCTGTTCGTATAGCTTGGGGTTGTCGGCAAAAATGTCCACGGCAAAGGATGCTGGCTCTGTTATGCGGGCAAAAAGACTAATCTTAGGTAGCTCTAGAGGTTTCTCTTTTGGTAAGCTCTTCTGCAAGCCCGCTATGGGCGTAGAACTAACAGGCCTGTATGATGAGACCTTTTTATCAAAAGGTCGATTGTAGAGCAAGTCTATAGGCACCACTCGACCTTTAAAGCCCACACTGCCCCTGAAGGCGTTCATACTCCATACGACTGTCTCCATACCAAAAAAGAAAGCCTTTATCGACGCTTCTTTAGCTTCTTTCTGCGCCAAAGCATCTATAAGAAGGATCGCCTCTTGCAGGTTTATGATTTGAGCGGTCTCTCCACCAGTAACATCTTTGGCGGGGGGATATATGATTAGGTGGGACTTCTGGCGGATCGATCGCAACATAGCGATAAGCATCAGGTAGTATTGTCGCTCTATCCTGTAGGGATGCCTCATCGATCGTCCCCTGTGGTCTCCATTTCGGGCTGATTGTCAAATGCAACCTCAGCAGCTATTTCATTCTGAAATCTGTCATCGGCGTGCAAGTCTTTATCGATTACCGTCTCCATAGAGTATTCGTCACCGCCAAACCTGCTGAGGGCTACCTCTGAAGGGGTCAGAACGCCCATCTCTAAGTATATCTTATCCGACTCAGCCATATCCCTGCGGATCTTAGCGCTTTCTAGCTCCGACATCTGCTCGAGCGGTGTAAACTGTACCGACCATTGCTTAGGCTCTGCGCCAAAGTTATACTCTTTAGCGGCCATAACGTATTTGGCAAATTGCTTAATAGGTGGCTCTAGCACGGCCTTTTGATAAGCGCTGATGCTGTCATACATGTTGCGCGTAGAATAGTCTCCAGAGGCGTTTAGCCCATTGGGCTCAATGCCGAACAGCATGCCCGAAGGTATCTGCACAACAGCAGATAGCCCTAATGCTATGCGGTCAAACATCTCAGGGTAGCCAGTCAGCTTAACAGCGTCCCGCTCATACTCCTCATCAGCATCAATAACTAGTATGTTATTGTTGCTCGATGATATTGCCATGTTGCTTACACGCGCTTGTAGGCTAGACAAGTCACTAGCCATAATAGCCCTTAGATTAGGGCACTTCAAAACACTTTTGACCATATCATTAAATATGGTCGCAATGTTGTTAAGGCTCCCGCAATAGTTGCGTATGTAGGTGTAGCACGCCGTTAGTATACTCTCTCCCCAACTGTTATTGATAAGACGCATCCTAGGGGGATTTGTTATACCATTAACCCTTAATATCCTCTCGTTGTGCACACGGTATATTACACCTGTCATTGGGTCAGATATATTGTATATTATGGGGTTTCCGTAGTTTGGGCTGGAAATATCGAATTCATAGGTGCCTGTAGACGAAACGGCCTGAAACCTGTCATAGACGTGCATATAGTCAATGCGCTGTATATTGTTCCAGTCCACAGGCTCATCAGACGCCCGCCCGTCGGCTATACCTAAAAATATAGCTGCTCCTCCATACAACCTAGCCCACATAGCAGCCTGAAAGAGTTTTGCGCTAAAGTTCAAATCCTCCATCACCGACTCAATAATCTTATTGTCGTCGCCAAGTATGTCAAAGCCCTTCCTAAGTGCTTCGCGGGGGTATATTTCAATAATCTTTTGAGTTATAGGGTCACTGCGATACATCTGATCGAGCAAATAAGCCGTGAAATATGGATTTGGCTCGAAAAAGAAGCCCGCTTGCTTGTCGCGACCATATATGTTATTGCCCGTAATTTGGTTAACCCAATTGTCTTGGCGAATCTTCCCGCGAGTATTTTCGGCCTGTACTTGCTTGTACGCGTCATACATAGTCGCGCCCTTAAAAAGGCCTTGGATTAGCGATGAAGCTGAATCTATAGAGATATACTTGTTATTTGCGCGGTAATGATTTTTTTGATGCTTTTTATTTTTTTTCATATCAACCCGCGTGCCCTAGCTAATGATTTGTACACAGAATAATCTGGCTTACGATCCAGCATGTTAAAAGCCCCTGATAACGCGTCTACCTGATCATCATGCGCACCAAGAGGGAAATTCTCAAGCTCGCTCAAAAACGCTTTGTTCCAAGGCGCTAATAGCAGCTTTACCCGACCCTGTTCGCTTGCTGCGGACACAGGCTTACATCGCCATTCCTTACTCTTCTCCGCCTTAGCGACCTCGACATTCGGGAACTCAAGATCACGCTTTAGGTAGTCACACTCAGCAATACCGCTAGCACCGCCTTCTTGCTCTAACCCTACTGTGCACGAGTATCCGTCCATCATAGACGCGCTCTTAATCCTTTTCGCCACAAATAGAGGGGTCTCCCTAATCCTGATAACATCGAGCACATAGAATGTATCACCAGATCTACCTAGTTTAAGCCCTACAGTATAATCGGGGTCAAGTCCTTCTTTTGGTGTGGTCGCTGCCCTGTCCCAATACCTACAACATACCATGTTAATTTCTTCAGCGGGGGGAACTTTTTCAACGATTTCGAACCAGCTCTCCCTAAAGTACATACCAGCTTCACGCCGAATATTCCAATTGCCATTAAGCAGCTGCTCTCTATCGTAGCGTGGTAGGGATTTTAAGTTCGCCAAATAGCCGGGGTCATTTTTTAGCAACACCTCATTGTCATATACGCTAGAGTTGATAAACGATATTGTCTTAGCCTCATCCCTCCGCTTTATCGGGATATGCTCTAGCTGGTCAAACTGCAATAAAGTGTCCCCATCGCGCACAGCATATCTAATCGCCCCTGATCTTTCTTCCCTTGGCAAACCATCGCTACCAATCCACCAGTCCACAAGGTCACGCACGAAACCCTCAGTTTGAGGGTTGCATGTAGCTCTGATATATGGGCGCACACCGCACATAGAGCGGTTACGCGAGAACATGTACGTAAACTGTGTCTCCGTAAAATGTGTCAGCTCATCAAAGAAAATTCCGCAGTTCCTTGAAACAAGCCCTGACTCTGTGATATAGTGAGAACACGATTCTATCGTGATAGGAATTATTTCACATAATCCAAAGGGTTCACATTTTAAAAGATCAACGCTATATAGGACTTCCGCACAATGTTCTTCATCCTTATACGGGTGGACATACCGCAATAAAGGATGGTTACATTTGGGAACTTTGCCCAGATCATCCGAAGGCTGAGAGATTCGGATTCGTGGCGCAGCATAGACTTGTTGTTGAAAGGAATCTTGGTCGTTATCTTTTAGATGATGAAGTTGTTCATCACATAGATGAGAACCGGAAGAACAATAAGATTGAGAATCTTCAGGTTGTTTCGAGGTCTGAGCATAGAAAAATTCATTGCCTTCAGAACAGACTTCGAAAGAATGGTTCTTTTGATAATGCAGAGGTAGACCGCATGTTGCGAGAGCAGGGGTTGAAAAAAACTGCGCAAGCATTGGGAATGTGTTCATCAAACCTTCGGTTGCGATATCCAGACATTGTAAAAAAGTACACCAGAAAGTCGCCTCAGAACCCATATTGCCCAGAACTTTCAAAAAAGATTGCTCCACTTGCAGCAGACGAGAAGATAGGTCTTCGTGAGGCTGCAAATGCTCTTGGGATCTGCATATCGACTGTTTCGAGGTGCTGCAACTTTTATGACATAAAGTGGCGTAAGAAGTCAAAGGTTGGTGAGACTCACTCAAAATATGAGAAGAGTCAGCCAAGGTATCATGATCACCCGAATGCGATTGAGGCTGTAAAGCTTCTTGCTGCCGACACAAATCTTTTGATTTCTGAGAAGGCTTCAATTCTTCGAATTTCCAGCTCAGCTTTTTTGGGTCTATGTGCAAAGTTTTCTGTTGTGAACAAGATCCGCGGTAGGGACTCTGGCAAGCCAGTCGTTGACCTAGTTCAGCCGATGCTAAAATTCTATGGTCGAGACTGCATACTTGGAGCAATTCTTTGCCAGAAAATATTGCTATACACTCTTCTACTCGAGGCTCGCATACTCTTAAAACTTTTTTTGGGCCATCAAGAGTCATTACTTCGTCTCCGACGCGGATATCTCTTAGGTAAACGAGATCTCCCGAAGCGGTATATACGCGTGTGTTAGAAGCATCACAAAATTGGCTTCCCTGAAATTGGTTCTTATCTTTCTCATGTGCAAGAGAGTGAAAGCTTATGCACGCGCCAGAAGGGAATTTCCACTTAGACCTAGATATGTTATCGTAACCGCCCATCTTAGGGTATATATCCGACGCTAACGCCCATAAGCCCCCCGGGTCAAAAATCTGCTTATAGTTACGTCTGAATATTCCACACGTGTAGTTGGGTATGTTCTTGTGTCGTAGAGACTCTAGGATAATGCCGTATGTTTTGCCCCCACCCGCTGCGCCTCCATATATACATAGATCTGCGCTAGACGATAAAAACTGCTCTTGCTTACCTCTTTGCGGTCTAAGTGACTCTAGATTACAAGGCCGTCTGCTCTGACAAAACGATGACATATACAGTGTGCCTCTGTTGATATTCTCTAAAATAAGTTGATATTGTCGGAAAATAGTACGGCAGCTCAGTTGTTTTTACTGCTGCCATACACATACTATATTGCGCCTTTTTGCAGAAATCTGCGGGTAATGCGTCTATAATACGTTGGGCCGATACGGTGTATATAGGTACTGGTGAATTTGGTGTGCAATAGGGTGCATACAGCATCCCATTTGTTATTACGCGCTGCGAGTTTAGGGTGTAGTAGTGATTGTCTCCACCATTTCTAAAGCAATACTCTACAAGTGTAGAGTACTGCTGAGGTGTTGTTGTCATCAAAATCTCTCTGTGATAGTCACAACAAGTTCATCTATAGGCGGATCTTCGTCCGTAACGTCCGCTGTTATATATACACCAGAATAGTCTTTATTATACATCAAAATAGCTCCACACCCCGATAAGAGACCGCAAACGCCTACAGCGATAAAAATAAAGAAAGACTGAAAGCAAGACCAAATTAAAGAATTAGTTGTCATTATAGTACCATATCCATAACTAATTTGCAAAAATCAATTGCCGAATAAGTATTTTCGGCTTGGGCTATATATATCACTGTTTCGTCTTTTAAGCCCCATCGCTTTATAGAGCCGCCAAAAATAATTTTCGAATCGTCTTCTATGATAGTGTTCTTAAGACGGTTATCTAGGAAATCTTCGCAATTAACCCTATCGGGCGTAATATCTCTCATAATATCCCCAGACAGCATGAGGGCTTTCTTTTTGGTGGGCGTGCCCTTAGGCACCCTAAAGATAAGTTCATAGAATACAAAAACCCCACCAACAAACAGATAGCTGCATTGCTCGAGTATTGCTGCCTCGAACATGTTTTGCTGTGCTAGCTGTTTCTTAGTGAGGTAGTTTGTATATCTTCCTCTTACACTATCCCTTTGAGGTATAGGCCTAAATGAGCATGATATCTTCGTTATTTTCAACTTTAGCCAGTTTCCTTTGTATTGCTTCGGAAATTATATCTAGATCACTAAGGACTCTGCTTATAGAGTCTTTGTAATCAAGATTAAGTTCTAAAGCGTCTTTTATAGGCAATTGACCTATGCCAGCCCCTCTCGCTGTAAAATCATAGCAAGCGTACAAAACGCAATACAATGTTTTATAGGGAACAGAAAGCGACTTCCAATTAATATCTTTTGGAACCAGAGGGGAAGAGCCTTTAGCTTTAAAATCCGCCTCTATTTCCTCGAACGCATTGTTAGCAAGAATTTCCAATGCAAGCATGGAATTCTTCATAATGTAACTGTCTACAGATTCCTTATCTTGATTAGAGCATTGGCTAAATCCAGCTTGAGAACATTTCGTTCCCACAGGTGTATTGACCATGTAGTCTCTAATATCAATTATCTTATCGCTACGAGATTTAGTTTCTTTAACTTCTTCAACAGCAGGGGACTTCTCTAAATTGTCGTCTAGATGCTTTTGTATGTGATCAAAGGCGTATAGCAGCTTGGCAAATGCCAGCACGCTTTCATCAAGCAATTCAATTTTAGCTTCTTTTTTCTCTGCTGTGTCCAACACAACCTTGTTTACTTCCTCAAACTTCTCTGATAGCCACTTTTGGCCGTTATCACTTAAATCAGATATAGCCCTTGAGTTTAGGATTACCAACACAAGAAGCAATACGTTAAAAACTATTTTCATCATACTAGATAAGCCCTCAATGCCGTTAAGGATGTTGTTGAACAGCCTTTCGATAATATTGTTAGTCACATCATTTTTATTATATTTGCACTTAAAGTTCTCATTATTCTCATTAGTCATAATCATCCAAATTATTATTTACGCGTAATGTAATTAGCATCTAGACTACTAGAGCACTCAGGCTAGATTCTATTTAGTCGCCATCATCAAGTCAACTAGAAAAGAGATGTTATGAAGGAAGGCAAGCCTATTTTAGAAGATATGGCTTTGAACACGACACCTATTTCACCGCTTCTAGCTCTATTAAGTAGTCTAAGAGTCTGAGTGCCAGTGCTTATAGATTGAGAGAACCTCTGAACAGTAGCCAAATTTGACATACTCTGAGGGTCTATAGCCAATTCTGATACACTTACTGTTGAGGTCATGATCTCAGAGAATTCTAGGTCAAAGAAGAGCGCCCTGCCCGTATTGGGGTCTCTAGGAACAACCATCTTCGTTAGGATCATGTTATTGTAAACTTTGATACCTGTTACTAGGGTAATAGGTAATCGTTGCTCCTGAAGCTTTATAAGGGCTTCCATAGCTGTTATCGAGTAGGAACCGATGTTTTTCCAGTTAAGAGCCTTCTCAACGGTGTCCACACCTCGACTAACAGATTCTATGTTGTCAACAATGCTATTGCTGCGCATGTTGAATATTGTTGTTATTGGTGAGTCAGATACAAGAGATCTCATCCGAACAACCGTAGGGGACTGTATAACGTTATCTATAACAGTGCTGCCAGACTGCACAGGGTATTGAGACGTTTTAGACTCATACATGTGCGATTCAGTGATTGTGCAGTAGAGTGGTATACCACCAGCTGAGGGGAAATTATAGACCTTACCAAAAAGAACAGCTGCAAGGTTAGTAAGCCTTTGGTTGCCCTCTTGTAGGCTAGATAGGATACTGTTGCCGAATATAGATGACATTGTTAAGCTCCTGCTCCCACTCCACTACCAACTTGCTGCATAGCTGTCTGAAGATCAGATTCATATTTACTAGGCATTCCCTCAATTCTGTTTGCCACATCTGCTGCTTCTTCTGGATCTTTCACAATAATAGTTTTTGTGCTGTTGTCATTTATTTCAGTATAGCTAGATTGATTAGTTGGCATTGTTTCAATGCCTAGCCAATTTAAAAATCTTTGCAATTGATTGGAAACTAAATCAACAATTGGTTGTGACACGCCACCTCCAAGCACATGATTTTCAACATAACTGTTTGCAAAATCTGGTAATCCTGTGGTGTCTTTTGTAAAAACTTTAGTTTTTGTCCCGTTCAAAAAATTAGAAGAAATGTTTGTTAGAAAGGTCATGAATTCAACAACCTTTTGCAGAACTGGCACTAGCCCTATTAAAGAGACCTTAAGTTCTTCCCAAGAAGCTGATAATTCTCCTAATGCTCTGTTAAACTCGTCAGCTTTAGCTATTGCGTTCTCATAGTTGATAATATCTTCTGGGGTGGCTCCTGCTGCTAGAATATTATCAATTTCTTTTTCATTAAGCCTAGATATAGAAGGGTCAAGACCAAGAGATCGAGCTATTGCTATAGCTCTAGACCTGTTTTTTTCTCTGCTTAACCCAACTACCATTCTTTTTACTAGTTCATACGTTGTCATGCCAGCAAGAATTTCTTCAATAGGAATGCCAATTCCCCTAAGCGTAATCGCCTTATCTCTAGGGAAAATATTATGCATTACAGCGGAAATAGTATTTGAGGCTACATCCATAACGTTTTTTCTAGCTTCATTAGAGACACGAGAACGCCTCATAGCTAGATCTAGTGCAAAAAGATCAGCTCCGCTTTCATTAGTTGCTTCACCGTAATTCCTAAAATCCATGACTGTTGACGTGATACTTGTACCCATCTTTATAGCTGCATACCCCACAGCAGAGAAAGCAGCAGCAACCCTTGTTGCTGAAGAGGCTAAGGCAATAAGATCATTGGCCATTGACCTAGAATTACGTCGAGTATTCCTAGAGTTATTATTGAAGTTGTTCTGCTCATCGTTAACCCTAGACATAGCCCTTCTTATTCTTCCCATCAAAATGCTAATCATCCTCTCAGCGCCCCTAATAGATTGAGTTATTCTATTAAGTCTCTGTAGATTAGCTCTAAACTGGAAATCAACAATAAAGCTTGGTGTAGGAGGTATCGTCATTTTTTATGCCTTTTAGCTTGCATGTGTAGATTTTCTATAGTTTCTTTTGCGTCAAGAAGGATATTAAAATCAATCACTTCAGCTAGCGTCCAACATTCCTTAAGTTCTTGAAGCGAAGCATACTTACCCAAAACCAAACGCCAGAAAAGACCCTTCACAGCTATTTCTTTGGGCAGTTTCTCTAATACAGGTGTACCAACTAAATCTCGCTTAGGTCTGAAAGTGATTTTTGAAGATCTAAAAAAAAATCACTAAATTGCACCTTAATAGCGATATCGATCATCTTACACCATAAAGCAAGGGGCATATCGTCTTGAAGGTGCAAGACCCCATCAATAAATATATCCTTAAAGGTAGCGTTGAAAAGCTTTTTCAACGAGTCTCTAACCCTAACAGGGCTAGTACACTTTTGGGCTATCAGTATGTGGACGCTAATATTATCCTTGATTGCAAGCGATAGAAAGTTCTCGCCTATATTGTTAGAAAGCTCGCAAAACAGCTCGTAAGCTGGAACGGCCTTCATAACAACTGTTTTACACGTCAAGTTGTCTATAGTCAAATTATCCATTTACAGCCCCCACAAGGTTTCCGCCTATTTGCATTGTAAGTCTATCAACATCTATAACCCATTCGCGAGTGCTAAACTCCCTAGAGTACTCAACATCTGGCGGTTTCCTAATCCATCCATTAGCGCTCGTGAATACGCTAGTACCAGTCTTGTCGGTAATCTTTACGTTAAAAACTCCAGCTCCATTAACGTTAGAGTTCTCAGCAGCTGAAAGCAGCGCGCTTAGATAATCATTATCTGGAGATGTTTGCATTAAAGTAATGGTTACGGATCCTGAGAAGTTGTTTGTTTTGGTGCGGGCTACAACGCCATCGGCACCCACATATTTAGAGAAGCTATCTGCATCACGAGAGATGGAAACGAAAGTTCCATCTGCGTAGCCAGAGATAGATCTAGATCCAACGGTTACAATAACCTGAGCTGGATCGAAAGCTTGAAAAGAGGTTGTCATATTATTATACCACTAAAAAGTTAGAGTTCCTGCAATGTTTACTGTATTTATAGCCCCCGCAAGAGTCGCCGTGAAAGTCACATTATTTAGGACTCTAGCTTCTTTTTCTGCGGGTGGGATATCTATAGCGTTAGGCACAGAAACTGTAGGTGTTGGCGAACTAGATAGGTAACCGTTCTCTTCAGCTATTCTTAATTGTTGCAATATCGTAGAGGCAATAACTTCTATACCCTTATCTGTGTATGGTATCTTTCCAGCTTCTATAAGGGCACCATAAACACTCTCTTGTATGCTAGACACAAGCCAGTCAGCCCCCCTAAGAACATCTATATATAAGTAAGCTCCAGATGACAGCGTCCCCCATCGGGTTATAGCAACACCAGAAATCCTATAGAATATATTGCAATTCTTGTTGAAGATATTTTGTATTTGCGTGGTGCTAAGCCCTGATGTAGGCGCTATCGCTGCTAGTCTCTTTAATGCCCAGTTTTGAGCGCCTGGAAGCGTATTAAGCATCCTTCCAAACCAAGCCATTTCGGGGTATGTGTCTGAATAACTTCCCACCGCGTCATTACCTGCGTCTTGGTGATACATCACAAAAGATCTGTCTCCGCCAGATATGTTTAGCAAAGCAGCGATGCTGCTTGAGTCGGCACCAGCAGAAAGCGAATATATGTTTGGATCACTAGAAGCCGTACCAAAAAGAAGCTTATTGGAAAGAGCGAACTGAGCGCATTGCAAGACGTTAGAGACTGTCCTATCTGTAGACGCTAGAGCATAGAAGCTTCTTGCAGCGTAAATATTGCTTAGGTCTTCTTGTATGTCACCCGTAGCTATAGGATCTTGCAAGTACATCCTAGCAATAATAAATACCCTTTGCGCAGGGAATGTATTTAAAATAAATTTATTAGCATTATTAGATATAATCTCTATAAGCTCATTCTGCTGATTATAGGTTACAGTAACGCCAGAAGGGTCACCTTGAATTATAGCGTTGTATAATCCAACAGAAACATCGCTAAAAGATTCTGTATATTCCGTGCTCACATATTGATATCTAGTGCCGTTTATTATAGCTGCGTATGTGCCAACAGTTGATCTTGTCACCACTTGAAGATAGGCTAAATTATAGGAATTGTTTGTTGCGCTAGTAGCAGTGGTGTTTGTTATAAATGTAGAAGCAGATATATCCCAAGGCAAACCACCAGCAGACTCATTTGTTACAGAGTTAACAACCACATTGCTGCCAGAAGCGGAAGCTGTAACAAGACTTGTAAGGTTTGTATTAGCGTTTATAGCTTGAGAAAGAAGAACTGCAAGAACCTGAGGAGATGTTTCAAGGGTTGCTACAGCTTGATCGCTAGCCCATGGGACACCCCCTACAAGCACCTCAAGATCAGTAATTGTCAAAGCGGTAGTAGCCGTTACTTGAGGGGCTATAGAGTAAGTTACTGTGGTGTCTGCTGTGGACTCAAAGGAGACAGCGCCAATATTTGCTGCGCCAGTAGAGACAATTAAAGCTTCTAGTGCTGTGAAGTCTGTAGTGTTTACGCCCGTAGCCGTGTACGTTAAGGCCGCTCCACAAATGTTCATGTTCACAACAGCTGCTGCGGGAAAAACAACCGTGGCTCCTGCCTCTGTGTTTACAAAAGTTATCGTTCCCGAACCTGTTGCGGTGCTACCGTCTACCGTATTAGCAAATCCGTTTATAGTTAATGTGTAGCTATACTCATTATCAACAACGCTTGTAATTGTTGCTGTTACAGAATCAGCAGGTCTGCGCCCTATCATCAAAGGAGTTGTTGTAGGCTCTTGTGAAAAGAACGTTTGCGCGCAAACATACTCTGGAGAGGTTGGGGAAAACACATTAGCTATTTCTGTCATATCAGCGTACAGCTGATATATTTCCGTAAATGCTTTAGTGGAGCTTAGAAGCATACATTGATTGTAAGCTTGTCGAGTTATCCCTTGCGTTTGGACTGCTATTGAAACATTTACTATTGACGATATTGCACTCACAACACCTCCTAATCGGTTGTTACCGTAAAATCTTCATTAAAAACTACTTGACCTGTTGGAGACGCTATATTAGCAGTTCCCGAAACCTCATTGAATGATGATATTGCATTTTTATATTCATTCACTGCACTAAATATAATGTTTTGAGTTAAAGCTCTTGTAAAATATGGGTCTGTATTGGCCTGAAGTGAAGAAATATCTACAGCGTTGCCATCAAAACGCATAAAAGCAACCTTGCCAAAGAAATAACCTTCAGAAAGATCGGAGTATAGAACTGTTTGTAGAGCATTTCGAACGATCTGCAAAACTTGCATGCAGGTTACTATAGATCCCGAGTACACTGTAAATGCGAATGTTAGTTCGTATGTGCCAAAGTTCTTAAAGTCTACCCCTTCCGTGTCGTTAGGATCGTTATAAGTGTAGTCATATCCCACATTTCTTATGTTGGTAAGCAGCATGGTGAATGCCTGTGCGTATGGCAGAGGGGCTGATGTGTTAGCTTGGTACACAGTTACTGTTGAAGGCGTAACATCATTTATCCATTTGCATAGCCTAGACTCTAGTTCGGCAAAGTTAGTACCATCACCAAGAAGTGTTGTCATCTTCTAGCGTCTCCTAAAACAGGGTCAACTTCCATTATAGGCAGTATCATGGGTTGGTACTTAGTCACATAATATTCGTATTGGGCAACAACACATATTGCCCCTAACGCAGGCACATTAATCCAAGGCCTAGATATATCGACAACATAAACTGTGTCGTCAAAGCTCACTTTGTCAGGGTAAGCGCTGTAAGAGTCTTCCCTTGTAACGCTGTTTAGCTTCTGCGTAGTCCACAACCTAAACACTTCCTTATCTCTAAGACCTTCAGGCAGCACTAAAAGATCTGTGCCTTTTATAGGCTGAATACACGCCTTTATATCTGTTACTATGGGGCTGTTGTAGTAGCTAGGTGGTAGAAATGCTTCTGTGGGGTTCCCGCTAGAGTCTAGTATCTGGCAATAATCTATAACATATTCTTGTAAGATAGGCTGAGGATATATCCCAATACCGAGCTTACCGAATTTTGTCATGGTAGGTGTAGGTGTTGGGGTGAAGAAAGTGCGTATATTAAGTTGAGAGTAAAAAGCCTCTATTATTGCTAGGCTGGTAGTGTAAATATCTTGGTCAAAAGGAATAGAAATAGTAGCGTCTAGGAGGTCAGCAAAAGACACTTTGAGAGTGTATGTCGGATCAAATATCACAAACTCTAGATTTATCCATGTTCCATTAAAAAATATGCCTGAGCTTGTGTAGTAACCTTGAGAATAAGTTATTCTTTGTGCTGCTCTTCTGAATGAATAAAAGAAATCTGTTGACATAGAGACAAAGCCATAGTAAAAACTTATTATATGATTAATATAACATATAAAGTTGAAAACTTAGACTCTATACAACAATTTAGAGAAAATATACAGTACCTTTTAACCCATCATATAGAAGTGGGAATCCAATCCTCAACACGCACTAGAGCCACTAGCAGGAAGCGTGGTGGGGAATCAATGGCGGCCATCGCTTTCGAAAACGAATATGGCAATAGATCTAGACGCATACCAGCACGACCTTTCCGCGCAATAACAATACAGCGATCGCGCACAGAGATGACAACCCTTATAAATTATTACCTTGGCCAAGTAGTTCTAGGCAGAATGGAAGCTAGAGAGGCCATGACAAGAATAGGTTTTGAGTTTCAAACTCAAATGGTCAGAACTATATTAACCAGTGTTCCACCTCCAAACGCTCCAATGACTATAGCGTTGAAGAGAAGTAGCAGAACGCTTATAGACACTGGCCAGATGTTGAACTCTATCCGAAGTGTAATCAGAAGGAACACTCAGAGGGCGTTATGATTGACGGCACATTGAATGTAAGACACTCATTAGAAAAGCAATCCCTAGAACTTATGGACAACATTTTGCACATGGGTTGCTTCGAAAGGTTTGCTTGGGCTGGTGCTACAGCTGCAAGGCTAAAAGACTCATTATCGATAATGCTTAAGGGGCTATCAAGGCCAGAATGCCAAGATCAGCTAAAAGGAAAAGAAGAGCTATTCAACGCTTATCAAGCGGTTATTGAATCACCTACAGAGCTAAACTGGATGGCTCTAGCTAAAGAGGCGCAAAAGTGTCTTATGGAGATTATGGCCAAAAGAATGGCGATATGCTCAGCGTTAGAGTTCAGAAGAGATGAAGAAAACTATATTGATATAGCTGCAAAAACATTTAATAAAAAGCGAAAGCTAATGGAAAATGGTTTTGAGAGTGTATGACTGTTCTCGATGGTTGGCTTGTGAGCTTGACAAAATAAATCCATTAGATTTTAATGGATTTAAATCCATTAGATTTTAATGGATTTGTGCCCACCTTAGGTGGGTGGTTGAGAGTAGCAACCACGGAGTAATTATGAAGTTCGTAAAGGGAAAAAACAAGTACAATATACTTGGTCTAGAAATTTCTTACATGTATAGCGCAGAATGCAAATATTTAAATATTTCTGATATTGCGTGTATGAAGGAAAGTAAGTCAAATAAAGATAGCATCGTTCAAAACTGGCTTAAGTCTAAAAATACAGTTAATTTAATAGCTAACGCTGAAAAGATACAATACGGCACAACATCTATAGAATACAAAGAACCGTTCTCTATGGACATATATAAGGACGGAAAATCCATAATCACAAAACGGGGAAGGTCTGGCGGTATATACGCTCAAGAATGGATAGTTTCTAAGTTCTTAGAACACTTGTTTCCTGAGAAGGGCTATTTAATTGGTCAGCTGTTTGGGGATGAATGCAAAAAAGCTCAAAAACGCATAGAGCTTACCAGAATAAGAGAGCAGGTAAAATCACTTCTTAGCGAAGTTAAGCCTGATGCCAACTTTTTTCATATGACAAACATTCATGAAATAGTAAACATAGAGATAACTGGTCACAAAGCAAAAGCTTTTGCAGCGTCTATAGGTGAAGAAGCTGGATATTGCCCAAGCAATGACTTTTCTTTAGATCAACTTAATGAAGCCATAGACATTTACAAGATGGCAATTAAGAAACTTAAAAGTGGTGAATATCACTCAAAAGAAATGCTTATTGCTCACAGGAGCAGAAAAAGCGATCTTATGGCTCTTTCTTTATAGGCAGAGTTTCTTCTTTTGGTAAGTCTTTCTCTTTCTCACCAAAAAGAAAACCCCCTTCCGTTTAAGGAAGAGGGCTAATAATAGCAAGATCAATCTACAAAGATTGAAAGAACCCGCTAACGCTAGTCACAGCCCAGTTGGCTGTAGCGCCCGCAGAGGATGCATACAAAGAAATTGCTGCGCCTGGCTGAGTTGATTGAATTGACGCGGACTCGCTAGTCCCTGATGATCCAGAAATAGTTTGTGTTGTTCCAGGCTCAACGATGAAGTTAAATGAGCTTCCAAGGCCAGCACCAGAAATAACCACAGTATCTCCAACAGCTGGATCGGCTGGGAGCGTTAAGGTACAAACACCCGTTGAGTTAACTGAATAGCGGTTATTAGAAACAGTTTGTTGCGTTGTAGCTGTAACTACAATGGTTGGAAAAGATATGCCTGTAGGAAGAGCTGTAGATACGAACTCTCCGTTACCATTGTCTTTAAGGAAATAGTTAGTACCCGCAGATGCGCTTGCATTAGAATTAATACAAGACGATATGCCGTTCTCTATAGATAGTAATCCATTGCCCGATATGGTACCAATTGCACCAGTGTATATAGCCATATGACCCTCTCTCTAATTAAAAAAACCTACAACTTCTAATGAACGCCAAGTAGACGTGCTTTCGCTATAAACGAATGTTACTGAAGCCCCAACAAATGGGGTTGTGAACCCTTGGCCAAATCCTTTTGATATTCCACTTATAGATATTTGCTGACTACCGATGCACGAAACCCCAAAACCAGATATTGCAGGGGTTGTTGTGGGAACCACACACCTTATAATAGAGATATCGCCATCAGATGGGCTGGAAGGTAAAAGCATGGACACAAGCGCATTGCCTTGAGTTAAAAAATACCCTGTATTTGGCTGCATAGTGGTATTAGAGTTAACACTTAGCCAAGTTATAATTCCTGATGGTGTTGATTTTGGGATGTTAATAATTGTTGAGCTATTGGCTCGTGCATTGGAAATTGTCAATACAGACATATTTACGCCTATTTATGTAGAAATTTATACCACTCAATTAACACAAAAGTTATTTAGTAGGCATAAGAGGTAATAAATATGGCAAATAATATTTCACAACAACGTTCAGCTAGAATTTGCATTGATTCAATGCAAGCAACAGACGGGAAAGCGTCTATAGATGACAAGGGAATCCTTAGGGGTCTATGCCCTGTAACTAGGTGTGGGGTATTTTTATACATGAACCCTGATGGTACCGAGCGAAGGGAGCTTAGACCAAGAGACGAGGTTTTTTCACCTCATGCGCTTGAAAGCATGAAGATGATACCAATAACCCTAAACCATCCACTAGAAGGATATGTAGATGCTAATATTGCCAAGAGAGACGGTATAGGCTCTACTGGAGAAACGATTAAAGAAGCTGGAGACTTTGTGTTTTCCAGCATAATGGTTTACGATCCCAAGGCTATAGAGGCAATAAGAACAAATCGCATATGCGAATTGTCTCTAGGATACGTTTCAGACATAGAAGATATTGCTGGAGAATATGAAGGCGAGGTCTATGACTGCATACAGAGGAACATAAAATACAATCACTTAAGCGTGGTGGAGAAAGGTAGAGCTGGAAGCAACGTAAGAATAATTACTGATGGAGTGTGTATGTCTAAAAATGACAAGCAAGAGATTCCTAGGGATCCTGAATTAAAGGCCCCTATGAGTGCTCAAACTCTTAACAACGAGTTCTTCACAAGCATACAACGGGTAGATTCTCGCGTTGATGCTATAGAGGCCGCTGTGAAGGGAATAGGCGATAAAGTGGATTCGTTTATCGAGAAAATGGAAAAGAGAAAAGAAGACGAGGAAGAGAAGGAAGACTCATGCGTCCATAGCGCTGAGAATAAGCTCAAGGAAGATAGCGCCGAAGTAGAGGCTCTTGCAGCTCGACGCGCAAAATACCTTGTAGAAGCTTATTCGAGGATGCCATTCGATGAAGCTCACAGCCTATCTACCAAAAAAACAAATGAGATTCGAGACGCTGTTATCGCTAGCTTGTGTCGAAACGACTCTATATCTCTTGAAGGAAAGAGCGATGATTATATAGAAGCTTTTTTTGATATTAATTTTAAACGCAAAAGTGTTGCTGAAAAAAATGATGGCAAATTTTCCAGCTCAATAAGGGCTAGAGAGAGCATCGCACCAAAGACAGACTCTACAGAGAAACCAAAAATTAAGTTTGCCAAGGATGTAGTTCCAGCAGCGTTGAATATAGAGAGGGAATAAATATGAGTTTACCAGTTTATGGCGGGGTAATGGGGCAGACGAAAGTTATTTCCCTATTTAATTCAGCTGTTGCAGGACAAATTAACTATGATTCTGGAGCACACAGAACAATTAATTCTTTTGCAGCTCTTGAGACTATTTATGCGGGTCTAGCCGTTTACACAGCCCCCGCTTTCGTGCCATCTCCAGCCCAAATAAAGGCTTACAAAGGTGGAGATTGGTTCGTGCAGCTTCCACGCGCTGCTACAGGAGTTATGACACTGCCAAGCGGTATAAGTGAAAACTCCATAACCAATATAACGCTTAACGGTGTTGGGCTTACTCCTATAGTGGCTACTTCGACAATCACAAGCGACAACTTAGACCAAGTTGCGAACGCTATAGCAGGTCAGCCAAATATAACGTCTGTAACTCGAGACTACTCAAACAACACGTTAACAATATTTGCTACCGCGGGGAACACTGTTGATATTAGCGTTGCTACAACGCAAATTGGTGGAGCAACTGGCCCAATAGATTACTGGATAGTGTCTTCAAGCGTAGTTGGTACATTTTGGGGTGTTGCTGTTTGGAACGTTAACTCGACAAACACTTACACGCCTCAAGGCTATCCAGCTGCTATTTCTGGAAGCGTTGTCCCATATTTGCCCGGCCAACCTGTGCAGGTAATGCAATGGGGTAAAATAAACGTGGCTCCAGAGCCTACTAACTCCAGTTTAGTGGCTTCGCCTGTAACAAATGGCTCTCCAGTATATGTAAGGACGACTGCAACCTCGGTCAACCCTATTATTGGAGCTTTTAGGACTGATGATGACGGAGGAACCGCCATATTAGTGCCCGCATACGCAGCTCAATGGGTATACGGTAACGCTTCTCAGCAAGGCGGAACGACAGCTGTTTTGAACGTATCTTGCATGCAGGGGGGCTAATATGGGACATGAAATTGATATAACTAAAGACTTTGAGCGGGAAACTAAGAGCTTTTCCCCTCTTAACATAGATGCAGCAATCGACAAAGCTAAAGAGAGATGCGACGGGCTTTCTCCTTTGGTGAGTAAGAAAAAATACTCTATAGCGCTTTCAAACACTTTTAAGTATGGTGTTAAGACAGATGCTTCGGGAGTACAAGTACCGATAGCTAACAAGAATATTAGGTCTAGAAAAGAGCAGAAAGAACGCAATGATGCTTTTGTTCGTATGGTTATGAACAATGATCCTGAGTATCTTGCACATTTATTGACGAACACTTACGGCTCTCCTCAAGGAAGCTGGCCGCTTGAAAGCCATATATCTGCGTATTCGCCTAATTATCGATGCGACTTTGCTGAGGGAAGCATTTACTTCGCTCGAGAGCTTGAGTACTTCCAAGCTGTTTCCAAGGATATCTTGTACCCAGCTGCAAACTACAACCAAATTTGGGGGATAGATTCATCGGCTGGTGGTGGTGCTAGTAGGACTACTTACAGCAGCTACGACTTTCAAGGAAGTCCTGCGATAGTGCAAGACAACTCGAACGTTACGCCACTTATAAATATGACTGGACAACAGTATTCCATGAATATTTATACGATTAGAGTAGGATTCCTAAAGACCTTCCAAGAAATCCGCGCTGCTATATTTGCCAATAAGCCTTTTGACACTATGCAAATATCTACCGCTCGTATGGCTGTAGAACAGTACATAGACAAGATGGCGTTCTTGGGCAACTCGCTCTATGAATTGCCAGGCTTAATGACTATCAACGGGGCTACAGCTTTAGCGCCTTCTGGTGGAACAACTTTCGCTGACAAGATTGCTGCGGGTAATCCAGGCGGAATTCAAGCAGACCTTCTTGCGGGCGTATCTGCAATAGCTAATGGAAGCTTGATGACTCAAACACCAGATACTCTTATATTGCCTATATCAACATATATCCAGTTGTTTGGCACTCCAAGAAGCGATAACTCTGATACCACTATCGGATCATACTTCATGCAGAACAACCCATGCATAACGCGTGTGTTCTGGTCTCAGTGGCTGTCTGGCGTATCGTCAACAGGAACAGACGCTTACGTTATGTTTGATAGCAGCGAAGAGAGAATTCGCACAGTTATCCCAATGCCTTACACACAACATGCGCCAGTCCTTGAAGATACCGCGTATAAGGTTGTTACAGAAACACGTTTTGGTGGCGTAGCTTGCTACTACCCAAACTCTGTTGCTTACATGGTTGGCATTTAGTCACTAAAAATTGCATTAAATGTAATAATCGAAATAGCTCTGCACTAAGTGTTGGGCTATTTTTTTATATCCATTAATTATGGGAGCTTATATGCCAAGAAAGCGAGCTGAAAGCGACACGGAAGAAAAGCTATATTTTGTAAAAAACAAAAGTAAAATGAATCGATGCGCTTCAGGGGACACACCAAAAACAGAAGACCCGCTAGCAAGCCCATCTTATGAAGTGGTTAGGATAGAGCAAGGGTATAATGCGTTTACACAAGAACAGATGGATATAATAAATAAGTGTTCGTATACAAAGGACAAGTTCGGAGAAGGTGAGTTCAAATGGTTCGTCATCATGGACGAAGAAGAGTTTAGCAGTGATAGGCGGATAGAGGCAGTATTAAGAGACACAAAGCAAATATCTATGCTCCAATACTTATTAAGCAAAGCTAAGTCATCGACCCTCATTAAAACGATAGAAGATCGAATGCCCGCGCACTTAAACAAAGAGCAATGGGCGCCTCCTGAGCCTATGTCGTCACTATAGCTTAATAGCTATAATTCCTATAGAGGTCACAGGCCTCCAAGACCCCCATTGAGGGGCCGAATATGTAGCTGTGCTTGTGGTTGATTTCTTGAAGTTTGTTAGATATGGCACAGCATTTCCAATAGTTGTACCCGATTCACCAGCGAATACCGAGGTTATGGTATGAGAGTGTGGCGTAAGCTGATCAGCGGCCATTTTCCACGAACCAGTTCCTGAAAACTGGGCACCACTATTATATAGTTGAGTCCCTCCTACTGTAAATTGTCCATCATCAGAAACAACGCCTAAGATACTATCTCCAGCAGTGTCGACTATTTGCCACCCTACAGGGGCTGAATTGCTGTAGAACCAAGTAGTGGTGCCTGGCAAGAATCCAACATTAGTTATATCCGTGGTATATGGAAGGCCGCCCCGCCATAACATTATTTTGTCTGAAGGGTCTATAGAGGTAGCTGTAGGGAACAATGACAGTGATATAGTCCAAACACTCTGCATAGTGGATCGATAGTCTTGGTTCACACCTCTAGACACTATAATAGCATCTGTAGGTTGAAGGGGTAATGGAGCTTGAGGAAGTGCTTGCACTGTTATTGTCACGTATGTACCCTAATAATTATTTAAACTCATTACAATAATACCATAAACAGGAGAGGACGTGCCAAAAGAAATAATTGTTCCAGACGCTCCTTTCTCATCAACATCTATACTACTTTCTGGAATATCTGTTGTTATTTCTTTTTACTGGAACGAGCCTTTTAGATTCTGGTCTATGTCCATATCATTCCAAGATGTGCCTATCATAGAAGGCTTTGCCATCATGACAAATAGCTGTGTAAGCTATTCATGGGGGTACAAGCTACAGGCAATCAACGAAGACTTTGGCGCAATATACTGCATGAATACAGATCTTTCCGATGATCCAGTAGAGAGGTTTTCTTTTGGTAAGACAGCTTTACTCCTGTATTATTCGGCAGAAGAGCTGCTAGCGGAGTCTATAGCGTGATCAATTTCGGAAAAGCTTACGAGATAAGGTTTTACAGAAGTGATGATAGATCAAAAGATCAAGAGCCATACTTAACAATATTATCAGACCAAAAGAACATGTTAAGGGTAACTTTCGAGGCAAAGAAGAGCTATCTCTCTTCATTGTCACGAAACACCATGACTCTAATAATATACAATCTAAAACAAGGCACTAGAGATCTTATAAGAGACGCTAACGACTATGTAGAGTTTAAAGCGGGTTGGAGAGGAAGGCCTCTAAAGACTGTTTTTAGGGGAATTGCTCTAGCTGTAAATCATAAGGTGTCCCCACCAGATGCCGTAACAGAGATTATATGTTTAGATGAGACTACAGGAATAAATTCTTTTAATTCAGTAGGAGAATCTATAGACACATGGAGCTTTTCAGAAAATACGCCTGTTTATTTTGCTGTAGAAAAGATAATAAAAGAGAAGAATTTAGATGTTGGATATAACGGAATAAACTTAAACAGTGTTCTTAAAAACGGCTACGCATCATCAGGTGCAAAGCTTGTAGATGTTCTTAAAGATTTAGTAAGTAGGGCTGAATCTTTTTTAACAATTAATGATGGACAGATAGAAATATACAGAAAAAATCTAGATGATCTTAGCGATGTAGAAACAAGCTTAGGAAGATCTTCCGCCATAATTGTAGATGAGCAAAACGGTATGATAGGGTATCCGCAGAGATTTGGAAATAACTTCAAAAATCCTTTCTTAATACGAGTTTTAGCGGCCGACTACAAGAATTCTTGGAGGTCTGTTATTCAGCTAGACGGCTCCATAAGACTATTTAAATATGTTTCAATAACATGTCCAGCTCTAAATGTAAGCAAACAAACAGGTATTATTATAGGTATTTTGCATAGAGGGGACACGCACGGAGGCGTATGGCAAACGACAATAGACAGCTTAGGGGTATAATATCTATGGAGCATTACATTGCTCGATACCGTCGTGTTCATGTTCTGAATGAACGTCTTTACATCGCTGAACAAATAGCCAAGCAAGGCCTGATCCCTAAAGAAATGGCTAAAGACCATCTCAAAGAAATAAATAAGATTAAAAAAGAAATAAAAGCAGAGAAGCAGAGAATAAAAGAACGCTCAGGAGGCGGAAGTTTTGAGGGCTGCAATAATATCGATAAGCCAGTGCATAAAAAAGCGATGTCTAGAAAAAGAAGCAAATCTTGTAAGACCGATAAGGGTGAAAAAGAAGAGCTTATTGAGAAGGATTTTGAGCACGATAACAATAATGAAATTATCTTAGATGATAATGATGAGGTCGATGAAGTAAGGTATGAATACGATTGCGAAGAGGAAGTAGACCTAAATTCCGATGACTCGAATAGATGGGCGAGGGTGAGAGATGAAGAATATTAAATATACCCTACTTGATCTTATTAAGATCACTATAGGAAACAGAATAAAAAACCTACACACAGCTAATGTAGGCATTATACAAAGCTATAATCCATCTACACAAAAAGCCGATGTGGCCATATCCTTCTTCGTCGAAAACGCTGATGGAGAATACGAGAACCCCGTAGTCATACCTAGCGTTCCAGTGTTTGTTTTGTCTGGAGGGCAAGCTTCTATAACAATGCCTATAGAAGTGGGTGACAACTGCATTCTTCTTTTTGGTGAGCAATCTCTTGATGACTGGAAACAAAGTGCTGGAGGCTTAGTAGTGCCTATAGGTACGGACGCTGAAGCCCTATCAACACACAACCTTACTGACGCTATAGCGATAGTAGGCGTTAACCCATTCCCCCTAGCCTACCCGAGCACGGGAACGCTTAGAATTAATAACGGATCCGCATCGGTTAACTTGTCTACAACGTCTGTAGGTATAGGTGCTAATGGGATAGAAGCCCTGTCAACCATAGCAAAAGCACTAAATGATGTTGCGCTTGCTCTAGCATTTATCACGCCTGTTCCGCCTGCTGTGCAAATAGCTTCCATTCAATTCGCTGTCGCACAACTAAACCTAATAGCGGGAAGCTTGTAGGACTCACCAAAAAGAAAAGCCCTGTCGCATAAATAAAAAAAGACCCGTTATTGCTAACGAGTCAAGGTATCGATAAGTGCGAGCTTATGATCAACCAATTTATTTTAACAATATGAATATTTATTCGCTACTAATTACCTCTATCATTACCAGCAGCTCCCCTCATATCGTTTAGAACAGCTTCTTTCATGGAAGCTGCTTCTCTAATTATGTGACGGCTTTCGCTTCCAATCCTATATACGTCTCTCATAAAGAGTCTTAGCTCTTCACCGTTTTCCCTCGCCAATGGCGCCCTGTCAATTATCCTGTTAGCTATGGCTATAATATCCTGAGCTGTTAAGCGCAGCTCGCGGACGAAAGCATCCTCATCCCTAGCAACATCTGATGCTGGAACAATGTCAGGCATATTTAGATTGTAAGCGCCGTTGAAGGCTCCTTGAATTCTGTCCATTCCCACACCTCATAATTAATATTCCTTAGATTGCGCTATCGTAGCGCAAGAAGGATTGTATCACAAAAAACATATAGTACGCTAAAAAAAGAAAAATACTGTATAATAAAGACATGCCTGAAGTATATCAGGCGTTAAAACAACAGGTAGTCATGAAACTGCGAGATTATCAACAATGCGCTCTAGAGGCTATTAGCAAGTCATATGATAGCGGGATAACCCGTCAGATGGTTGTATTGCCCACAGGAGCGGGAAAGACTGTGATAATGGGTCATGCTATAAAAGCAAGAGAGGGTCGAGCGATATTCTTAGCCCACCGTCTAGAGCTAATCACGCAAGCGGCCAATAGCATAAAGAATATAGTTGGGGACAGTCGGTCTGTAGCCACATCAAGCGGATACATAGGCGAAGACAGGATTGACGATCCATTACAAGCCGATATATTTATCGGCACGATACAGTCATGTGGAAAAAAGTTTATAGAAAAGCTCCTTAGCTATGGTGATATAGATACCATGGTGATAGATGAGGCTCACCACTCTAGCGCGCCATCATACCGAAAAGCTATTCAACGGATACTTAAGCTAGACGACAAGTTTAACTTTAAGGAGTCAAAAAAATCCCTGCTAATAGGGTGCACAGCCACTCCAGCGAGGTCAGACGGCGTTACAATTAAAGGTATATTCCAAGAGATTGTGTATAGGGTATCTATCAAAGATCTTATGGATCTAGGGTATTTAGCTAATGTTGATGCGCGAGTTGTTATGATGCCCATTCAGGGCGAGAGAGTGTTTAGAACACGCTGTGGAGACTTTGTTGACGCTGACTTAGCCCAGCTTAATACAGTCCCGCGCAACAAGATAATTGTTGACGCGTACAAGAGATTGGCTGGAGATAAGAAGGCTATTGCCTTCTGCCTGTCTGTAGACCACTCTGAGAAGCTTGCAAATATGTTTGTTGACAATGGGATTAAGGCTGAAGCGGTTCATGGCAAAATGCCAAAGAGCGAGAGAAACGGGGTGCTAGCTAGGCTTAAGAACGGAGAGACTCAGGTAGTAACATCTAGAGATGTGCTCATAGAGGGCTTCGACGAACCCTCTATATCCTGCGTGCTTATGTGCCGTCCGACTAAATCTAGGACTGTGTACACACAATGTATTGGCAGAGGTCTTAGGACTTACCAAAACAAAGAATACTGCATGGTGATAGATTTTTGCGAAATGGGTCACAGCCTTAGAACAGCCTGCCACATGGGCATGATAGACTTTTTCTTTTTGGTGAGTCTCTCTGTCTTGTGTTGCATACTAAGAGCTATGCTGTATCGCTTAGGGGTTATTATAGGGCTAATAAAAGAGAAGCAGCTTAAAGAGAAGACAGTCTCTCTAGGCGGGGGCAAAAGACCACAGAACATTGTATCTAGGCGTGTAGGTGAAAGAGAGGTATCTATCATAGATAACAACAATCTATTATGGATTTATTTCGACGGCACCTTAATATCACCCTCAAATGATTTCAAGGCAACGATACAAGGTATTGTCGTTGAGTTATGCGAAGGAGGCTACAAGGTCAAATTAGCTGAAAAAGTCCCAAGTGAGGGTATAGCCAATTACATATTTGTAGATATGCATAAGGATTTAATGGACTATAACCAAGCCATAGACTTGGCAGAAGATATCGCTGAGCTAAAGATAAAAAATAATAGGATTATGGTTAGCCACACTAAGGACACAACCACAGCCCTATCTAGCACAACAAGCTCACTCAAGTTTATGGGTGCCACCCCAGAATGCTCTAAAGGGGATATTGTTAAGCTCAGGGCTAATTATAACGCTAAAAAGATCTACAGCTGCTTGAAAGATGAGCCTCCAACACCTAATCAATTGTTCTTTTTGAAAAAGTATAAGGTAGTCGCTAAGACAAAGCGACAAGCCTGTGTACTCATAAATGAAATAAAGAATGGAAGGTAATAAAAAACCCTTAGCATCTCTGCTAAGGGAAAACATTAGGAAATCAGAAATATGCGTCAGTAACTGCGACATTAGCTGACCTCTTTATTATACATAACCACATCATTTTGTCAACTCACCAAAGAAGAAATTTCACTCTTCTATCTGTTTAATCTGACGAAAGGATGTAATGAATACCTCTAAAGACTTGGCTAGTTGCGCAACTGAATGCTGCGCTTGTGCAACCTCTTGCCGCAAAGCAAGAGTTTGTGTTTCTTGAGCCACTTGCATTTGTAAGGCCCTACGTGGCGCGCAATCGTGCACCAGCTTGACATTACCCTTGTCGTCCTTCCATGCGGTCACAACGTGATTATGACACGTTTCCCGCCTTTTGTAGAACGGACACTCTTTGAAACAGGTATCATCAGGCATTTGCGCTCCTTGTTATTAGCCTTCGCTCACTACAGCATAAGTTTTTGTTTTATACTTCTTAGAACTATCTGTAGTCGGATCAAGTTGGATCCTTATAAC